GAGATCATCTGCACCATAGTCGGCACAAACATCAACAAAACGTTCTGCAACAACTTCAATATTTTTCTTGTCAATGCTATCCTTAAACACTGTCCATATGTCAACAATTTGTGATTCATCCATTAACAGGCTCCTCGATTGGTTCTACTTCGTCATCTTGGATATTTACCTTTTCACTTGATAAATTCACATAATCTGACATTACCATATCGAGCAGTTCACCTGACCAGTTTTTGCGATACTCTTTGTGTTCTTCACCTTTTGTATCGATATACTTGAGTCTGTTACCATCTTTGACTAATAAACCTTTCTTTTCAAAAAGTTCTACAAGTCCGCTGTAAGGATTCATACCTGTTTCGTATGGAATCTTAACCTGTACGCCTTCGAAAGGTTTTGCATAACGAGTTTTCATTACTTTACAACCTGCACGAATACCACGCACTTCACTAATCTTATTGCCATCTTCATCTTCTTTTAGTTTCAACTTTTTCATTGCTACTACAATAGATGATGCATAGATAAAGCCTTGACCACCTGAGATTTTATCATCTGGGTCAAACATATCTTGCGATGCGTAAGTGTGGTTAGTACATACAAGTCCTACGTTATGCGAACCAATCATGTTAACTGTGTTACGAACAAGTGAAGTCAATGCCTTAGGCTTACGACCCATATCACCTTTCATATCACCTTTGTTAAACTGATCAACGTCTGTAGGTGTTAACAACATACCTAAACTATCAATAACAAACAATACCTTAGGACGATCTTCTTCATCCATTGCTTTGTAATCTGTCATAAATGTTGAAATAGTTTTTGCAACATCATCAATCATTGACATGTTTAGTTTTAGTAGTTTTTCTTCCGATGTGTCTACATCTAGTGCATGTAGCCAACTTTCATCAAGTGCATTCTCTGAGTCAATTAATACAACAAAGATGCCTTGATCTTGTGCCGCCTTTACAATGTTACCTGCACAAATATATGATTTACCTGCGCCAGACTCTCCTGCAAAAACAGTAACCTTACCCATAGGCACACCTTTATGAAAGTCGCCGCTGATAAGATAGTTGAGTGCATAGTTACCTGTACTAATCCAATCAGTGGGATCGTTAAATCCTGCACTCATGCCTGAAATGGATTTTGTAAGAGCAGTTCTAAACTTGCTCGGGTCAAATGATTTGGCCATTATATCTCCTTTACAAAGTTATTGGGAGGGATTGCTCCCTCCCTGTGCTATTAGTTTTGTTGTCTTGAACGGATCATTGCAAGAATGTCTTGTGCCTTACCATCACCTGCAGGCTCAGCGGCTGGTGCCGGAGTTGCCTCTGGTTGTGATGCTGGAGCAGTTTCTACAGCTGGTGCTGGAGTTTCTGCTTTAGGCTGTTCAGTTCTTGAAGTTGCAGTACCGTTTGAAGATGATACATTTGGATCACCTGTACGTGCTGCCATTCCCGCAGGGCGGAAATACTGACCAAAACGATCAGCATCATAAGCCTCGCCATCAACAGATGCTTCAAACATTTCTTTCATTACCTTAATCTCTACATCAGTAGGTTTCTTAGGTAAAAAGTCTCCCAAGTTAAACAATCCGTTTGTGTTAACTGCTTGCATCTCTGCATCACCAAGTGGACGCTCTCTACGTGCCCAGTTTGATGTTGAGTAGTCTGCATAACCACCTTTGGTTGTTTTTGCAAGACGGAAGTCTACACCAGCAGTATAATCTGTTGGCAGTTCTTCCATGTCTGGATCCATTAATGCCGCTTTGATAATTTGGAAAATTTGTGGACCAATGATAAATCTACGGATTGGATTTTCCGGAGTTCTATCTTCTTGTAATGGTGTATCAGCTACAAAGCCTTGGAATACGTATGAACGTTTTTTCCAATACTTACGACCCATGTCTTCAAGACTTGGATCTTTAAACCAACCGCGTACCTCATTTAAGATATCGCATGTTTCACCATACATTTCCATACATGGAATTTGTACCTGTACAGGACGTGAATCAGTTTCACCTTTGATTCCTGCAAATGGAAGTTTAATCATCAAACGTTCTTTCCAAAAGAAAGTGTTTGACTCATCGCCATCAGGTAAGAAGCGTAGAGTACTTGTCTCTCCTTCTTTCATATTCCAAAATGGGAAAATTGCGTTGTCGCCGCCGCTTGAACCACCGCTTGTGCGTGATTCTTGCTCTTTTAGTTTTGCTCTTATTTCAGCTAATGATGCCATAGTTTTGCCTCCTTATATATTGCCTATTGCATTGTGCCTTTAATATCATATAGCACATTATGTACTATACAATAATATTTAGCAGAAGTCAAGTGAAATCTGCTAAGATCTTGAAATAATTTTACTTTTATTATGCTACAGTAATGCTTGAAGCTGCGACCACGTCCGAACCGCTGATATCGATGTCGTTTGGTCCGATTGATGTTGTTGTTGCACCGCTATCTTTACCAATAGTTCTAATACGTGCTTGTAACTCTGATGCACTATTGATATTTTTATCCATTACTAAGTGTATAACACCACTATTATCATTTACTACAAAATATGCAAGTGGGCTGATTTCTCTTATAATCTGTGCAACTACTTCGTTATATGCATCATCTTCTGCTCTTAAGTCAATTGCTGTGTTAGATGCGTTCTCTACAGTTAGTTTATAGCAAAATGCATTTGGTGAAAACATAGTGCCTACTGTTGTTTTATCTCCGCCCGTAGCATACGAACGTCTTTCTGTTGATGGTATTACTGCCATTTGTTCTCTCCTATATTTTAATTAGTTAACCCAGCTAATTCTCTCATTTGAGCCATTTCTGCATCATGCTCTGCACTTGCTTCTTGTCTCATTTGAAAATCTTCAAACTTGTGCTTAATTGCTTCAATAAAGTCTTTTGCATTGTTTATATATTCTTCACCGTAATCTTTTTCTACTGCTGTTAGCACTGCTGTTTCGCCCTTTGGAAACTGTCCTGTTTCTCTATCAAACAATGAAAGAACAAATTCAGTAACTGGTATCTTTTTGCCGTCTACTTCCATTTCGTCTTCGTCATCGTCTTTGGCTTTTTTAAGTGCCATTGTAAATGCATTACCTTCTTTTTCTTGTGACTGATAGTAATCTAAAAACTCTTTGTGTTTAGGATGTGCTTCCGCCGCATCTGGACTTTTCTTATAAATCTTTAACCATGACTTATATTGTAGATCATCATCCATTTCATCAACTGGTGCATCTTCTAATCCATTTTCAACAACATCGTCTGCCCAATTTTCAAATGCAAAGAAATCATCTGGCATTGTTTCATTACTCACAGCCATATCCATATCGCCGTCATTGTCAGCATCAATCATAATCCAATTTTCACCTTTTGGATCTTGACAGTCATGTGGGCAGTCAGTAGTTGGATTACCAAGAGTGTCTCCACAGTCTTTACATTTAAGTGTTTTCATTCCTTCTTCAATAAAGTCTTCAGGACCAAGTTCTTTTGCTTTGGTCTTTTCGTTTACTAACTTGTAGATATAAGGAAATACATCTTTGAGCTCTTCGTTAAATTGACGAATTGTTAATTGATCAATCCAATTACTTGAAACTTCTTCTGGTACTTCTTCTAGCACAGGTTTTTCAAAACCTTCAAAAGCTGTTTTGTAATGAGTAGGTTTTTGAAGCTGTTCAATTGTCTTTTTTACTGTGTCAATTCTTTCGTATACTACATCCATGTAACCTTGTAAACCTTCAGCCATTACACCTGAGCGACCCATGTAATTTTTGAACTTACGTAGTTTGTTTAGTTCTTCTGAAAGACTAACAATATATTTGCCAAAATCATCATAAGCATTACCGCCTTCGCTTACGTGACGTGCCATTGCTCTTGCACCATTCAAATGTCTATAAGGATATCTAAATCTTTCTCCTTGATCACTTTCAATATAGATTGCTTCTACATGTTGTGTTCTACCATGTGCAAGTTCTTGGTTTACAGGCTTGCTGTGTCTAAGTGCAAGTCTTGCTGTGCCAACATCTTGGTAACTGGTCTTGCTAGTACCATACATCTTTGATTCGCTCATTGTTATGTCTCCAGTATTATTTGCTAAAAATTTATAATCTCTGCGGTTGAGATTTGATTTTGTAATGTCTCTAGTATCAAAATTTAACAGTCTTTTCTTTGCAAAATAGCGTAGTTCTTTTAAAAATCCATACCACTTTTCTTTGGTAAACGCATCCTGTCCTTCAACAAAATTATTACTATACATAACGCTTAGGCTTTTTTCATCAACACTTATACTAATTTTTCCTAAGTTTTTATCACCTTCTTTGAAATCAAAATCAAAAAATCGTGCTTCGTTTGGTACATTAGTTACAACTCCTTCTTCGTTTCCTATTGTAACCGAAGGGAATCTTCCTCTAATTTTGTTAAACAGCTCTTCGCCTATTAAATCCAAGTTTTTCATATTAATATTTATCAATAGTTGCTGCTAATGAAGATAGGCATTGGTGGTTCGTAATCTTCTGCTGACTCCATGCTTTTGAATGTGTTATACACTCTCGGATCCCAATCTCTAAGCACACTCATTATTCTTATAACAAGTAGTGTAGCACTGATAAGATCATCTGTTTCGCCTGTCTTAGCTTTGTAAGTGCTACCTGTAGCAACAAATCCTTTCAGTTCACTAATCATAGCGCCTGAACTTATTTTCATTTTGTCGTTTTCTATCATTGTTTTCAATCTACTACATGCACTAATTTTAGTACTGTGAGTAGTGTTAAACCCTTTACGGAATTTGCGAACGTGCCCTTTGCGCATAGGTTCGCTAACAAACAGTCCGGGTATATTCTCTTCGCCAAAATCATTTATAACAATTAGGGCAGCTTCACCTATTGAATTGTTTTCTACACTCCAATAAATGCCTTGTGGGTTACCTGTTTCATTTGCTATATGATTGCAAATGTCAGCAAGTATACGAATTTGTCCTGTAATAGGTGTAGTATTATGCCGCCACTCTGCAACTTGTTTGTATGTAGGAAGTTCAAACACTTGTATAGCAGCATGATCGCCACCTGTGCCCATTGAAGGATCAAGCGCAATAATATATGTTTTATCTTTTCTAAGTTTTTCATACCAACGTGTTTGACCCATATTCATAATTGGTGTCTCTGGTTCAAATGTTGCAAGTTTAATAGAACTTATAAGAGTTTCGTCAAATACTAGAAACTCACATTCATATTCTCTACGAAAACGTTCTTCACCAATCCGCCCAAGTTCTTCTGACTTCCATTCATCGTCTCTGTCTGGATGTTCACTCCAGTGACATGTGAATGAATGAAATCCATTTACCCCTACATCTTGTTCGTTACCGTGTTCGTCATATTTCTTTTCAGCTTCTTTCCAAATAACAGCAAATGTGTCTTCGTCTGAATTAGGTGTTGAAGTAATAATAGCACGACCACCTGTTGCAAGTGTAGGTGATATTGATGTCCAAAATTCGTCTGCAATCGTAGGACTAACAAATGCAAACTCGTCACAGTATAGTAAAGATATACTCATACCTCTTCCTGTGTTACCTGTTGTTGTTGCACTTACTATCCTACTGCCATTTTCAAATTCCATACTACCTTTGTTGTAGTTAACAACACCTGCCCGTATGTGATCAGGACATAGTTCATACGCATATCTTACTCTTTGCATAATTTCTTGTGCACCTGTGTATTTGTGAGCAGCAATAAGTACAGTTTGATCGGGATTGAACATTGCATACCATAGCAAATATATCGCTGCACAAGTAGTCTTACCTGTTTGTCGTGGTAACATATTAATGTTGAATCTATGGTTATGATAACTTTTTAGCAAGCGTTCTTGATAGTCATAAGGATCAAATAACAGTTTACCTCTTACAGGGTGTTGTATGTATGCAAACTTCTCTGCAAAATACAAGTATCCCGTATCAGGATTCATACACTGCATTAGATCATTGATCTGTTCTTCAGTGAAGGTTTCTCGTTGATTTGCTTTTTTGGTGAGAACACCATCTAAACTTTTACTCATGAAAGTATTTAACCAAAAAATTAGCGACTTTCGACGCTATTGATTATTAATCTTTTTTAGCTGTTTTAGCTGCGTTTTTCCAATCCTGCTCACTTGGAGCGTCTGGATGATTCTTTGATCTACTTGTGCCTGCTTCTTTACGTTTATTCACATTGTAGTAAAGACCTTTGGATTTTTCTTCCAATGCTTGATATAGTTGTGCTTTTATACTATTTTCTAAAGCCATCGGATTGTCGCCATCCTGTGTTGCTTTGTACGCTTTTTTCTTTCTGTGAATACCACCTGACTGATACATATAGTCGTCATCTTTGTATTCTTCGTCTGGTGAATTGTCCCAACCACCTTCTTCTACTTCTTCGTCATTGATTCTTAAATCGCCTGGTTCCTGTCCTGACAACTTAACTATCCTATCCATGTCGTCATCGTCACCTCCGCAAGGTGAATCAGTATATGGTTCTGGATCTGGTTGGTGCATGTGTGCCACTGGCATTGCATCTGGCATGCCTGCATTTCTTAGGATTCCTAATAGTTCTGCTAGTTCTGCCGCGTTGTCTGCTGATACATTCATGCTTGCAGCTTCTAGTATTGGATCTTGATCAAATTGTCTACTTGTTACAACAGGTTGTCCTCCACCTGCTCCTACAATTTTTGCTTTAGGATTTTTCTTTACGTATGCTTGTAATGTTTCTGGTGCTCCATAACCTCTTGTGACTGTTCCGTCTTTTGCAGGAATATCTACATATGGTTTTGGATATTTTTTCTTCATTTGTGCTACGTTGAAGTTTGCTGTGCTTGGACCGTTGGACCCCATTTGTACATAAACTTCTTTGCCTACTTTAGGTGCCGCCGGTTGTGCTTGTCCTGCTCCTGCAGCTTTTTCGGCATCAGTAGCACCACCTGCTGTTGAAGCATTTGGAGTACTTGTTGCTGCCGCATCTCCACCCTGTACCGCGGCTGCTGTGGCATCTGCTGGTCCATCAACGCCTGCTTTTGCGTTAGGATTTGTTGCTGGTTTTGAACCTGCTGCCATAGCACGATTTGTTCTATCTATATATTGTTGATATGCGTCTTGGTTACTTTGTGCCCACTTTGTGTCTCCTAGCTTGGCTAAAAGCTCACTTAACTTGTCAATTTGTTCTTGAGTTGCTTCAAATATTAATGATTCTGCAATGCGGATTGCACCACGCATTGAGCTAATAAGATCTTGATCAGCACTTGTTGCTATAACTTCTGGATCGCCGCCGGAAGGTGCTGGAATTTCAGGTTGTCCTAATTGGTCTAACAATTTATTTAATTGATCAATTACTGCTTGTGTATCAGCATCTGGTTTGGCTGGTGCATCTGCTGGTCCATCAACGCCTGCTTTTGCGTTAGGATCTGTTGCTGGTTTCGCACCACCGCCTGATTTTACTTGTTCTATTTTTGCTAGTGTGTTAGATCCTGCTTGTCCATCTACTTGTAAACCGTTAGCTTTTTGAAATTCTTGTACTGCTTTGAATGTTCCGTTGCCATATTTGCCGTCTACACCGTTTGGATCAAATCCTAAATCTTGTAGATCCTGTTGTAATTTTTCAATTTCTGGCATTGCTTTTTTGCCGCCTTCATTGTAACGTGTCATTAGATCCTTTTGATTTTGTTGAGGCTCTTGATTAGTATTTGTATTATCTGCTGTATTACCAGTTGGATCTGTTCCTGTAGGTGGATTGTTTGGTCCAGCATCTCCTACTTGTGCATCACCTGCCGCTGCAAAATCTGCAGGAGTACCTGCTGTATTTCCAGTTGGATCTGTTCCTGGGGGTGGTGTATTCGGAGCAGGAGTACCTGCTGTATTTCCAGTTGGATCTGTTCCGCCTACTGTTTTAGGAGTGCCGTCTGGATTGTTTGTAGCACCGTATTGTCTATCCCATGATACTTGAGCTCCCCTAACATTTCTACCACTTCCAGTTGGACGAGGAGGTACATTGGTTGAACCACCTGATCCTGTTCCTGGGGGTGGTGTATTCGGAGCAGGAGTACCTGCTGTATTTCCAGTTGGATCTGTTCCTGGAGGTAGTGTGTTGGGGGTTGTATTTTTATCTGCGCCAGCTTCTTCTGCGGCATCGGCTGCTGCTTTAGCTTCTTCGTCGCCAAGTCCTAGTTTATCTTTGAACCAATCTAACAAACCTTCTTCTAGTTCTTTTTGTGATTTCTCACTAACTTTGCCATATGCATCTGCTTTTTGTATAAGATCACGAATATCCATAATTAACTTCCTATCGGGCTTTTTGTTTGTTGTTCGTTACTGATGTCTTTGCTTTCCCCTGGCTTAACACCTTCTACAGGATCAATAGCTCTTTCTTTGCGAGCTACTTCTAATTCTTTTAATAAATCCATTACTCTATTTTCACCTACTTCACTTTGAGCTGATTCACCTCCCATATCCTCAGTATTTAATATTGATTCATATGGTGTTTTATCTGTAGGTTCTTGGTAACGTTCTATAGGATCTCCTTCGCCGCGCACAATAATATGGCTGTGTCCAACTCCTGTTTCTACACTTAAATATTGTTCCAGCACAAATGCTGTAGCAGGATAGTTTACTTCAATGTCATAATGTGTTACTTCCATGTTTTGTAGTTGCGGGAAATCCAAAGGTTTTTCTGAAATTGGCGTTTTTTTACCAGCACTTATTGAAACAATATCATACTTTGTTAATGCCGACTCTAAACGATCAGCAAACCCTTCTGGAAGGTCTCCAGCTACTCTGACTTTAAATTTATAAGTCTTTTGAGCTTCTGTTAAATATTCTACAAATTTTCTCATATCACTTGATCCTATTATATGTTATTTATCCATATTCTTAAGTTTTTCTAGCAAACTATTACGGTCAGTAACAACATAGCCTTCTCCTTGTACCACATCACCATCTACTGATCCGTCTTTGTCTTGCTTTTCTTTTTTCAGTTGTAATTCAACCATCTTAAGTTTTTTGTCTAATTTTGCAACTTTTGCATCTAAATTAGTCTTTAGCATGTTACCAGCAACTTCAAATATACGTCCTGAATAACGACTTTCTACATTCATACCTAAATCCATGAGATCTTCGTACGCCTGCATAGACTTACTAGAAACTTCATTTAATTCATTGTCAGCTAATTCACCTAAGCCTTTAACTTGGGGTAGAGCAGCAGTGATTTTATCCAGCTCATGTATACTGCGGGCGGTTTCTTGTTGTTCAACAACTGCCTGTTGAGCTTTATCTGCATTTCGCGACTCTTCTATTATTTCTTTAGAGTCCGGCATGTTGAGTAATTCTTCAAGTTTTTTTGTCATTTGTTCACCGTTAACTGCTAGTATTTATGTTATCTTGAGCCTTGGTGGAAAATATCTGTTTCGTTTACGACACGAAAAAACATTCCTTGTTGCTTGCAGTAAGCATTGGCGGCTGACCATTTGGCTTGATTTAGTATATAACTTGCTTGATTAGCTCTACTTTTTCCAAGTTTATCTCTGTATGTTTGATTAGCAGGCTTTACTTCTATTAATTCAACACGTTGTTTTGCATTTTTATCTACATATGCTACAAAAAAGTCCGGCACATAGATAGTATGTTTTCCTGTGAAAGGATTTTTATAAGGAATACGTATTGCTTCACTAGCCCATTGTGCTACATTAGGATGTTCGTCACAAAATCTCATAAATGCAAATTCCCAACTTGATCTATAAGTTGGGGTTTTCCTTCCTACATATTTTTGAGGATTTTTTAAATTAAATTTACCTTGCGCAAATCTAGCCATAGCACTATACCACTATGTTACGTTTTTCTAATTTGTCTACCGTCTCTGTTACTTTGAATCCTAATGTGCTTGTCTTTGATCTATTATAGTTTAATACTTCTGCCACTATACTACTAAGTTGAACACTATTCAAACCTTTTAGTGTATCAAGTAATCGAAAAACATTTACATTATCTATTTTTGCTTGTTGTAATAATGTTGTACTTACACTTATGGCGGCTTCTGTGTCAAAGCCTCTTTTAGTAAAAAAACCTATAACAGCATCTACTTGATTACTAGGAAAACTTAATTTTTTATCAAAATACGTGTCAAAAAATTCTACAACTTTTTGATCTGACTTTTGTGTTTGACTTGGTAAATCACTCATTTTAAGTTCCTGTTACTTGATTTCTAATTTGCTGTTTAGCTGTTTCCGGCAAAGCATCATAAGCAGCATTGCTTTCATTTATTCCGCCAGCACCTCCACCATTTTGAAACTGCTTTCTGTGGACAGCTTTTGCTGCACTTTCAATCTGTGCCGAACTACTATTACTACTTACTTGGCTAAGAGCTGATAGACCTGCTATTGCGGCTGCACCGAGCACTAGATCCTTACCTCCACCGTTTCCACCATTTTTAGGAAATACTGTATTACTTACACCACTAACATCTGTTCCTGCAGCTGCACCTATTGCTCCTTTTAATAGGCTAAATCCTTCTTCTCTTAGTCCTTCTGAACTCAATCCTCTGACATTTCCTATTAGTTGAGCAGCTGCTAATCCTGCTTCAAATGGATTACTAAACTTTCCACCACCTTTTGTGATATAATCATATAAATCTACACCGGCGCCAAAGATGCCGCCTAAGCCTAATTGTCCGCCTCCTAATAAACTTGCAGGACTTGGAGTTGTGTCGTAGTGTGATGGATCTCCAAACCCGGTTGGGTTTCCATTAGCTCCTGCTTCGATTGATCCTCTATCATACCACACTGCTTCATAAGAAACAGAAATATTGTTTTCCATCATACCCGAGCCGTCACTAGCATCAACACTATCATGTGACCAGTTTGTAATAATAGGATTCACTAACGTGTAGGTTGTATAAGTTTTTCTAGATAATTGACTTATTTGTATATTGTTTATAAATGGCACTGTTACGTCGTTATCTAAACCATAGGCATACTTATTATATAAAGTACCTAAATATGTGTTATCTCCGGGTTGAGGACTGCTTTTTGCCGCTCTCGCTAACCCAGGATCAACCTTGCCCATACCATAACCTGTTGGAACTCCGCCTGCTTGTCCTGTATAGGTTTTATTATATGCTGCTGGATATTTTCCGTAATTACCATCTGCAAAATAATATCTATAGTAGGCTTCTAATATTGCTGTTGTTACCCCAAAATTATCATCATGAAACGTAATATTAATCGGATCGTAAGTTACACTTGTTTGCACATGTTTAACTCTATTGTATTTTTTCTTAGTATCAACAGTTGCTGAAAACTTTGGTAAATCGGCTCTTTTCACCAAAAGCCCTATTTCTGTTTTGTGCTTTTCTCCAAGTTCCTTAATGTTGTCAAACGCTATAGGATTAAACTGAAAGAATACATGATATAGAAATTTTGATTTAGGAGCAAGTCTAAATGCATCATCTACAAATGTTCTGCTTGCATGCCTAAAGTCTCCAAGATTGCCTTTTGGACTTAGAGCACCACTTGCTAAATTATCTAAAAAACCTGTGAACTTTCCCATACTAATATTTATCTTATTTAAATAAGTGCGTATATAATGAAAAAGGGATACTGATAAAAATCAGTACCCCTTCAAAGATTAGGAACTTTTTTAGTATTAAGCGCCGCCGCCAGTTACTAGAGTGTTTACTGTACGTCCTACTGCTGTACCAATACCTGTGCCTTGTGGTGATTGGACTGCATTATCATAACGTATAGCAAGTGTAACTGTTACAGCATCTGAAGTTGCATATGCAAGTGTATTGTAGTTTGCACTTTCACAATAACAGCCGTATAATTCAAATGTTTCAAGTACATTAGGTGTGTTAGCACCGTTACCACCGTCTAGAATTTCTATTCTAGTTGTAAACTTGTAGTCAAGTCCTGATGCTGCGCTTGATTGTTCAAAGAAATCAAACTGTTTCTGAAGTTGTTCACCAACAAGTTTTTGTACATTGTTGTTAACATCTTCACGCAAGTTTAGTGTAATTGGTTCCCAAGTATGTTTACCTGCCAGGAACACTTTACTGTTGTAAATGTCTAGTGTCATTTGTTCAAATGATACATTTGGACGAGTTACATCAACAACTTGCTTGGTTAATTCTGTTGTCGGAGTTGAAGTTCCGAAGTTTTCTAATGATACCCTAAAACGATATTGTAATTTGGGCATCAACAGGCCTTGGTTACTTGCAGAATCTCCGCTTGCCAAAGGCACTGTAATTTTTGATAGTGTTGATATTGCCATTTAATTTGCTCCTAATCTATAAGTATTTATCAAACTTACAGTCCTGCTATTTCTCCAGTATTTTTCAGTCTAAGCGGAATGTAAATAAATTCAACTGCTTTGACAGGTTCGATAGCAATGTCTAAGTATAGTTCATTTCTATCTATTCTAGCTGGAGTATTGTTTGACTCATCACACACAACTAAGAAGTCATATAATGCTCTTTGTCCTACAAGCTCAAGCATTAAACTCTCTGCAGCTTGTTTGATTTCGTCACGTGTAATTTTATCATTTGGTTCAAACAAATACGGTTTGGCAAGTTGATTTAACTGACTACGTAGGTAGATAACAAGTCTTGCTACGTTGATTCTATCTAAAGAACTTGCTGCTAGTTGTCTTGTTTTCTGACCAAATGCAACCAATCCTGCTCCAGTGATGAATGTAATTGGATTAACTGCGTTTGAATACAGTGTATCTCTTTGACCTTCATTAAGTGCTATTGATTTAAATTCGCCTTCTGATGTAATAAATCCTGTTGAACTTGCATTAGTAATGCCACCACGTCTTGTACCTGCTGGTGCAAACCATGGAAACGATACTTGATCGCTTAGTGCAATAGTTCTCATCATCATATGACTTGGTGGAACAACAACATTGTTACCAAAGTTATCACTTGTAAATCCACTTGGATAGTAAACAGCTAGATATGGATCTGAAGTTACTAATCCGTTGTCGTTATCTTCAACAGCTTGATTAGTGTTAGTTGCCCAGTTGTTGATAGACGTTGCATCACTTGTAAGTCTAAATGGTGAGTCACCTAAAACAAATGCTGTTAGTCCTCTGTCATAATTTAAAGATTTCATTTCACCAATAAGTTCTGGATAACCTGGTGTAGACATTAAGTTAAATATTCTTGATTCATTGTCTCTGATATCTTCATTTGAATTAACTAGTGCTTGTAGAGCCTGTACAATAACTTTACGTTGAGCTTTACGTCCAAAAGTACCTGAACCATCTTCTTGGTTTGCACTTTCAGTTACCCAACGATCTGCATCGTATGCAGCCATTGATTCTCCTACACCGCTACCGTATCTTGTATTGTTACCTGCTGTGTTGATATAATTTTTAACATATTTCTTAACATTAAATCCACTTCTACGTAGATTCCATAACAACATACCTTTTGGATATAATGCTGGATCTGGTGCATCTGGATCAACATAGTCACTTGCAAGTAGGTCAGCAATATCACCTGCTGTATCACTATTTGCACCTGCTGTATTGTAACGTGCATCTGCAAAAATAATACCATCTTCAGAAGTTTGATCACCTGTATCTACAAGTACCCAATTATCTTCAGCATTTGCATTTCCTAGTGCTGCATTGTACTTGTATAGTTTTGGATAATTTTCTAGATCACTTGTATTAATCCAAATATCACCTGTAACAAGAGCAGTGCCATCGCTTTGTGTCTTTGGAGCACTTGCTGTTACTATAGGACCCAATGGATCTGGTGTTTTTGATGAATCTACATTATAGTATGGACTTGCAGTTGAACTTTCTCCGCTTGTTCCATCATATTGATATCCAACAAATTCATTTCCGTTGTGTATCATAATATCTACTTCGTCAACAATAGAATTATACCATAGAGTGCCGTCAGCTGTTACCGCTGTAACTTCTGTTGGACTTGCTGTGAAAAATCCTTTTCCTAGATCGTTTACAGGACTCCATAAACTTGCTACGTATATTGCTGGAGTAGCAGTAGCATCGTCTTCTGTTGTTCCTGCTTCGTCAAATCTTGTGCCTGCAAAAGTTCCTGGTGCATAATACAAGTTTGGAGTTCCACTGTTACCGTCAACAAACGGAGTAAATCCAGCTGCTGCAAGAACACCGTCTGTGTCAACAAATTTAATTTCGCCACCTAAAGCATGTGTGATACTTACTTTATTTGTAGCATCTACTGAAGCTGTTACATTTGTTACATTAGCATCATTGATAGCTGTTGCAAGAAGAGTAGAATCTCCTGCTGCACCTGTGTAGGACGCAGTAATAGTAACTGCTGTTTCAAACGATGCACTTCCGTTGTCAGTAGTCTGTATTGTAAATGATTGACTTCCTGAACTTATTGAACCTGCAATAATTTTGTTACCTGTAATAACTGTTGGTGCTGCACTTCTTCTACGCTTCAATTTGAATGTTGCTAATGGAGGAGCATCTCCTGCTACATTAGTTTCAACATATAAATCACCTGCTGAAAGTCCTGTACCCCCACCTGATTTATCTAAGTTATAAATTGCTTCTTCGTTGCTAGCATATAACGGTGCGCTTACAGTTTCCCAAAGTTGTGTTGAGTTATTCCATTTTTTAACAAAGTAACTAGCACCTAAGTTAGGTGTTGTAGTTTTCAGCCAAACACTACCAGTTGGTCTTGTGTACGTATCGGCTGTCTTCCATTCTGGAACACTTGTATGTTTTGAAACTTGTAATGAAGGTGGATAGTAAGTTCCTGCTGCAATTCCTAATTCTGTTAATCTTGTAGAGTCACCCCCAATTAAAACTTCTCCGCCTATTGTTGAATCTTCAGAAGCACTACCTGTGCCATCACTGTAAATTTCTAATCTTCCATCTACTGCGTCTGCTGTTATTCCTGCAATCAACAGTCCATTAATTGTAGAAGCAACGTCTGTTACAGTATCTGAGCTATTTACAGTTACACTAGTACCATTTATTGTAATAGCTGCTGATCCTGCAAAAGATGGATTAGCGGCAGTACCTTGTATAGTAGGCCAGCTCTTAGCCCATGCATCTGAGCCTACAAGTACCCATGTACCTGATTTATTTCTGTAAAAAATTCTTATTAATGTAGTTGTTGCTACAACGGCATATGATCCTACTTCACCTATAGTTCCACTTGGAATATTTCCGCTAAAGCCGTTTACATTTAAACTACCTGTATTGGTAACTTCTGTTGTATCAGTAATTACATAAGGCACCTTGTTAGTAAAATTTTGTCCACTATTTACAACAGATGCTCCATTCCATTCCTGGATACCCCATAGAGTATTTGCTGTGTCTAACCAATATGTGCCGTCTGTTGGGTTTGCTGCAGGAGCTGTTGAAGTTGGTTCTAATTCGCCTAAATCAACGTTTGCTCTCACTACAAAAGCTCTGTTGCTTACACCTAAAAATGAATATGCAGCTTGTAGCCCATACTCGTTCAACTCTCCGCCATGTATTGGATTGTTATTTGAATCTGTTTTGAATATCGGATCACCAAATGTATCTGCTAGATCTCTTTGAGATGTAAGTAAGAATGGTGTTCCTGCATTTGCTGCCAATGTTCCAGGTGCTGTACCTGTTCCTGCAGCATTAGTCTTGTTAGCCGCAGTTGCGACAAAAATCATTGGTGTAGTACCTGGTTCAGCTGGGGTATAAAAACTTTCGTCTATTACGCTGACCTGTACTCCTGGTGATGTAAGTGCCATTATAATTCTCCTATTGTGGACATATGTTTGTTACTATTATTTAGCAAGAAAAAACAAAAACAGTGTATGAAAATAGGTTAAAAAGGTACCAAAAAGGTGAGCTAAATACTGTATGAGACCTTTATGTAAATGTGGACATAGACCTTGTGCAATAAATTATCGCAAAGGTAAAAAAATATACTATAGAAAATTATGTGAACGTTGTTTACGTAATGGATTAAATCACGGTATTCCGTTATGGAAACAGCGCGGATATAAAAAATTAGATTTATGCGAAAAATGCGGTCACAAAAGTAAACACCCAGAACAGTTTAACGTTTACCATATAGACGGAGATTTACAAAACTGTAGACCTAGTAATTTGAAAACAATATGTGCTAATTGCCAACGTGTTATACAGAAACAGGGAGTTCGCTGGAAGCAAGGCGATCTTTTACCTGATTTTTAAGCATATCTATTGTTCCACCATTATCTATAACATGATTAAAATTCACATTAGCCCATGCCCATTCTGATTGATGGATGTCTTTAGGTTCTACACCAATATCTTGGTACATTCTAAACCAAACAGGATCAGGTCCTCTACGGATGCGCCAAACTTCACCATATATACTTTTGATCATATTTGCTTCATTTTCAAAACGTACATCAGGAATAACATAATTTGTGGCAGGATTTTCTACAATTTTCTTTTTAACAATGCTTACCCATATGTTGTTGTCAAACCCATTACGCATACAATCAGTACCAAACTCTTGTAATACTACTCTAGGACTAATATTCCTACCAGTTTCTTGAGACCAAAAAGAGTCTTTTTGTTCACGCCAAGCTCTACCTTCATCAGTATCACCTTCTAGCATTTGTCTGTCCCATCCAAATACTTCTGCTACACCGTCTTTGAGTTTATCTGCAAATGAAACTTTTGTGTAGCCATATTCTTCTACAAGAATGTCAGCTACAGTTCCTTTACCCGAACTAATTAAACCACAAATACCTATAATCATAAGAAATCCTTCAAATATTATATAGTATATAACTTTTATTCTGTTTTGTCAAGTACTTTTTGGTAGGCTTCTTCAAACCCATCTTCGTGTAAGTATGCTTCATTGTTATTCCACATACGTTTTAAGTATCCGGGTGCTGATTCTAGTATAGTTTGCTCGCTTGCGCTAAAGTGTCCTTTAACCATCCAAAAAAGCCTATGGGCTTCTTTGTGGGTAAACTCTGCCATTATCCTATAGTAAATCCGTAGCCAACACCGCCTGGTACAGCAGTCGTTACTTCTTGTTCAAGTTTTTCCATTTCGGCTTGTGCTTCTGCTTTCAGAGCATCACCATTTAACTGGCCGCCACCTTGTGGTCCTGCTATTGTTGCAAATTTTGATCTTGCTTCACCTAACATATATTTGCAAGTTGCAACAGTGTAGTCCTTAATCCATTGCTTTGCAAGATAGTCGTCTAACAATTGGTCATCTGGTCTATAGTTATAGCATAACAGTAGCAATGTTTCTTCTGTGCGTGAACGTTGTAAAATTGTAAGTTTTTTGTTTGCGGTATTCCATTTAAATTCTATAAATGATCCAAACATGCGTCCTACTAATTCTTGATATTGTGAAAAGAAATCGTATGTTGCTAAGCCACCCATATTCGAACTTGCTAATAGATAGGTATTTGTATAAGCTAAATTAAAAGGCTCAAACAATGTGCCTCCATCTCCGCCGCCTGATCTTGAACCGATAGATCTTCTAAATATTCTACGGACTTCTACAATTTCATTTGGCAATGTATACTCATTTTGATCAACTACTGTAGGCATGAAGAAATAACTTTCCTCAACTGAATTATCTGATCTTTGACGAAATCTAGTTAGTGCTTTGTCTAATGCTGTTTCATAATGTACTGGATCAAGTTCAACATCGACCATGCCTCCGCCTAACATGTTGTAAACATAGTCAAATACTTCTTGTTTCTTAGTTTTAAGTGTTGCCATACGAAAAGTTCTCCACAAGTATTTATCGTTCGATAAATATGTATATGCCAAGACTATCTTTATATAAACCCGAGAAGGGCAAAGATTACGAATTCATAGACAAACGTATCTATGAAATGTTCACTGTAGGTGGCACAGATATCTTTGTACACAAATATTTGGGGCCAAAAAACCCCGATGAATCAGATGCTACTGCTGATCAACCTCGATACGATGCTGTAAAAGAAACAAACATACAGGATATGTTGTTTATGGAAAACAGAGATCGTAAATATGATCCTGATATCTATAGTATGCGTGGTATCTACAATGTGCAAGATATTGACTTTAATATGAGTCAATTTGGATTGTTTTTAAGCAATGATACATTGTTTATGACTATACATATCAACAGTAGTGTAAAAACTCTTGGAAGAAAAATTATGCCCGGCGATGTTATTGAGTTGCCCCATTTAAAAGATCAACATGCTTTGAATGATTATACAGTTGCACTTAAAAGATATTATGTTGTAGAAGATGTTAACAGAGCAGCTGAAGGATTTTCGCCCACATGGTATCCTCACTTATATAGAGTTAAATTGAAACAGATCGTTGACAGTCAAGAATTTAAAGAAATACTTGATTTGCCGATGGAGGCAGACAATCCAGGTAGTGGAACATTGCGAGATTTATTATCGACATATGAAAAAGAGATGCAAGTTAATAACGCAGTGGTAAAACAAGCAGAAGCAGATTCAGCTAAGTCGGGATATGATACAAGTCATTTCTTTAGTTTACAAACAGACGATAACGGTGAAGTTGAACTTGTTACTACAGATACAAATGAATTAGATACTAGCACTAATAACGAGCTCGCAGATAGAATAATGCAAACTCCTGATAGAGAAGGCTATCAAGGATATCTACTAGGAGATGGTATACCAGGAAACGGTGAAGCATTTGGGCATGGTATTGGTTTTCCTTCTGGTAGTATAGAAGGAGATTTTTTCTTAAGGACAGATTTTATGCCAAATAGATTATTTAGATATGACGGAAGACGTTGGGTTAAACAGGAAGATTCGGTCAGAATGACACTAACAAACACTAACACTAGAAGTCATCAAAAAGGTACATTTGTTAACAATACTAACAGTGGCGAAATTGGTGGCGAAACTGTACAAGAAAGACAGAGTCTTTCTAAAGCACTCAGACCAAAGGCTGACAATTAATGCAACATTTTTATGACGGGCAGATAAGAAGGTATATCACTCAAATTGTGAGATTAATGAGCAATTTTTCTTACAAAGATGGCAGTGGTAAATTGACAGAAGTACCTGTAATGTACGGAGACATAACTAGACAGGTTGGACACATCCTTAGAGACAATTCAGAAAATAAAATACCAAGTGCGCCAAGAATGGCTGTATATGTCACTGGTCTTGAAATGGATACTACAAGACTAGCTGATTCCAGTTATGTGAACAAATTAAATATACGTGAACGTGCATATGATTCTGATGGCAATGAGTATCTAAACACAGAAGGAAAAAACTACACAGTAGAAAGATTGATGCCTACTCCCTATACTCTTAGTGTTAATGTTGACATGTGGACTTCGAACACAGA